ATTCCGTTGTACTCAATTTCGACTTCCGGCATCTGCAACTTGCCAGCTGCGCGGACGAGATCACCCCACTCGCCGATGTTGAAGTTGTGACGGAGTTGATCGAAGACGTAATTGTGCAGCAGGACGCGGAAGTAGTCCTTCCCGTTCCGACGAAGAGGACGCAGCTTAAAACAGCCAGCACTCGGGTTCTCTGCACGTTGTTTCAGCCGATCCAGGAAGGTCAAATCCAGCAGGTCTGCGCCGGTAAGACTGGCTTCAGCCACATCGTTCACGGTCAGGGCATTTCCTGTGGTCGGTTCAGTGCAGGCTTGCGCGAACACCAGTCCGTTAACGCGAAATGCACTATTGCCGCAGAGCGTGTTGATGACGAGTTGAGAGATTTTGTCGATCCACCACTCTTGCAGGCCGTCTCGTGCTTCGACCATCAGATTGTACGGGACGCGCTGCTCTTCCATCTTGCCGCCCGTGTCTACTGCGTGGTTCAGTTCTTCGATTGTCATTTCAAAGTTGTCGAACAGCAACCGTTCTTCGTTGCCTTCGACTTCCTGGCGACCTACACGACCAGAGCCAGTCAGTGCACGTCGAATGTCAAACTTCACTACGTCGCCTTCGCCTTTGCCGAGATCTGTTCTCAACTGTACGATGGCGTCGGTTCCAGTACCAGTCAAGTAGCTGTAGTCATTGGTCGCCTTTACTCGGGCGAACAAGTCCTTTGACCACTTTTTCCTTGTCTGTGCATCATTTGTAAGGAACTTGGTTTTAGGATTATCAGGCATTGTCTAACCTTTCTTCTTGTCAATTAAAAGTAACTTCGTGCCAACTATGGCAATTCATTCCGCATGTACTTCGTGTAGATGTCAGGAGGAACTTTCGAGAGTTCGTCCTCGTCCAGAGCATCAATACGTGCAGCAGTCCATCCAGTGTTCATGGTGCTGTCCTTCGGAACAGCGACAACACTTGACGGCGCGTTCACAGGTTTGAGTTGCTGTGCAGGTGCTGGAGACGCCGCAGGCGTAACCGGCTTTGCTTCCTGTGCAGGCTTCTTGAAGTCTGGGTGATGATCCTTGATTAGTTTGTACAAGTACTTGTACGGTGAAGACATACTGTAGAGAGAGCGTTGTACCGCGAGCTCTGCTACAGCGGGCAGAATGTTATGTTCCTTTGCCAATCGTGCACTTGCCATATCAATAATGTCAGCTACGCGCTCAGTCGTGCAGACAGTATCTACATCTTTGAATGCCTCAGTGTAGCGCATCATATCCAGGAACTCTTCGTGGATTCCTTTGTTTTGCTTCAGCAACGAGTTAACTTCGTTTTGCAACTTCACGATTTCAGGCTCGACGGCGACCTGTTTCGTTACTTTGTCCCCGGTGAGCTCGTCTTCCTCGACGACTTCCTTGAACTCCGGGCTGCTTTTTGCAGTTGCAACAGCGACCTCACGACGCATTTCACGAACTGTACTTCGGAGTGCAGCTATTTCCTCGCGCGCCTTGGCGAGTTCCGGATCGACCACAGGAGCCGAAGGTTCCGCAGGAACGACTTCAGCAGCAGGAGGAGCAGCCGCAGCTTCAGCTCCGTCAGCGGGGGCAGGCGCAGGTTCTTCCACGACAGGCTGCACTTCAGCAGGTTTTTCACCTTCAACAACAGGTTCTTCGGCAGTTGCATCATCGTCTCCAATCAAGTCGCTCGGGTCGATGTCAAGTGTTGCAAACAAGTCTGCTTGAGTTTGCTCAGTTGGTGTTACTTCGTTCGGCATAGTTAGTCCTCCTTCTTCTCACTTCCCTTTGTTGGTAGTTGTCTGGAAGAAGCTGCAAGGAGCTTGATTTTCATTTCTGCTTCCTGCATCTTCCTGTCGAAAGCAATCTGCTCCTGCCACGCCTGCAGGACGCGTTGCTTCACGCTGTAAGGTACATCGAGGTAGTCGAGTATAATATCCGGTGGAATTGCACCGGGGTTGTTGTGACTGTATTCCATCAGGCTGGAGGCAACAGCTGCACGGCCCGACGGCGACTCGACTGACTGCACGAACTCTACGTCATACATGCCGAAGGAGAGGTCGTTGAAGCCTTCGAGTTGCGGATTAAGTTGTGTGTTGATGTACAGTAGTTCGTCCCCGGCAGGACCGACGATTCGTTGTGCAGTTGGCATCGTCACGTACTGTTGGATCATCGACAGTAGGACGCGGCGAACCTGCAATTTGCTTTTTCGCAAGTTGTCGAAAAGAATATAGAGGACGGAGAGTCCACCTTCCTGTCGCATCTTAACAGACTCCCCGGATTCACGACTCGTAGTTTGGATTCCAAGTAGAGGATCTTCCGCGCCACTCGTGTTCTTGATGTCACGAGACATCTGCTCGATGACGACGTTGTAGATAGGGGAGATAGTAGGCTGTTTCTCGAACTTCCAGTTCTGAAACTTCCCAGGTGCGATTTCGAGGTAGAAGGCCGGATCACTACTGCGTTGCTGGTACTCTTCGATGTTTAGAATCGCTCCTGCTTCAGTCGCAAGAATGCCTTTCGGCAACGTTTGAATGAGATGTTGCAACTGCCGATGCATCGTGTTGTACATTTTCTGCGGATCACGCAATTGCCGAATGACGGAGAACCAGCAGTTGTTGTCTTCGTCCTTGTACCCGGCGAACAGAATTCCTGGGAACCACGGGTTCTCTTTGTTCATCGCATACGGGCTAATGCCGTGCTCAAGTACCTGGTCCCCAAGCAAGATTGCATAATGCACCTCTTCCTTCACGCTGCGAACGCTGAAGAAGTTGGGCGCGAGCAGGACTTGCCCGTTCGGAAGTTGGATTCCTTCCTCCAACTGCTTCTTAAACGCCTTTAGTTCGGCGTCATGCAGGTATTCGACTTTACCCGTTAGAGGGTTCTGAAAGTAATTTACTGGCGTAAACTTCTTGTACCAGATTTCCGTAAGTCGGTAGAGGTCGGTGATTTCGTTGTAGTACGCAAGCTTCCCTTGGTAGCCTACCATAGCTGCGCTGAAGGCTTCCGGGTCTACGTTCCAATACGTCTTAATTAGGTCTTTGCGAGTCCAGTTTTCAACAATAATGTACTCCGCGTCGCTCAGGTCGTATTGAACGCTATTCGGATCAATGAAGAACTCGGTTCCACGCAGGACGGTCGGAACAACCTTTGGTTCGAATGGATTCGACTTGTCGATGTAGAAGTAGAGCAGAGCTCGGCCAGCCTTAACAGTGTGTTCGAATGCACTTGTCTCCTTGTCGAGAAGTTGCAGCTTCCCTACGTAGTGGTCCAGTACCTTCTGCACGAACTCACACATCGGAGCGTCCTCCGCGCCGACAGGAACAACGGTGAACTCATGTCGTGCACGGGCTGCACTTCCAACGATCATATCGACCTTCGGTCGAATCTGATTTAGAGTCGTGTTCGGCCTATTCAGTTCGGCCAACTTCTCTAAGACGAGCGTAGAGTCTTGTGAGCCTGCGTAGAACTGGTAGTCAGTTATTGCATTGTCCCGGAACATAGTCTCAGATGTAGCAGACTCCGCCTTCGCAAGCCAGTCAAGCAGCTGTTGGACTTCTTCCGCAGGAAGTTTCTTCTGTGTCATAGGTACATCCATGAGTCAGAGGTAGTTATGGCAGCGCCGGGGAATGCCCGAGTTTCGCCAGGACGAAGCTTACTTCGCACACGAACAGAGTTCGAACTACGTGGAGCCCACAACGAGTACGCGATGTTTTGAAAGTACTCCGAGAGGCAGAGTGCATCTGCGATGTTCGGACTCTTTACTCCGCGAGCCTTCATCTGTTTCTTCGACTCTACGTCGATGCCGCCGAGTACGTTGTAGGTGTACAAGGGACTTGCGAGTTCGTTGGCGAGTTCCTGTCCAAGATTAATCGACATGCCGTTTTGCTGCACGACGATGTCAGGAAACGAGTACTGTGCTTTCATGCACTTTTCTCGAACCATCCACCAGAGTTCATCACGCAGCTTGTCGTACTTCGTCCGATCTGTGGACTTCATAGCTACGTTGACGCCGAAAATCTGCCGCGTCAACCCGCACTTGTGAAGCCAGTCCACCGTGCCTGCACCTACGCCGATTTCGTCAATTGCCGCGCCGAGTGCACCAAGGTCATTCATTGCAAGACGGACATTTGACCCGATGTCGATGACGTTCATCCCGTTGTACGTGATCCACGGACGAACTTCGTTTCCCTTCCTTGGAAGAATCACTGAGTCGTCGTCGCCGAAACGTGCAACATCAACGCCGAGGTACAGTGGTTCGTCTTCAGCGACGAGTATGTCGTTGCCGACGCACTGCACTGCCCAGGCAAGAGGAATGAGGGAGTTCGTGTTGGAGCTCGGCGCATCACCTACGACACGGACGCGGTAGACGTCGCTGTCAATGCCGTACTTGTCTGCGAAGTATTTGACCATTTCTGGCTTGACGTTAGTGGACTTGCGCGAGTCCCAGTGCAGTTTCACCCACTGCTTCGAAATCTCTGCGTGGTACTGCGTGTCGTAGAAGTAGCCGGAGTTCCGAGTCATGTTCCCAATCAACAGGACGCGGTTGTTCTCCTGCGTCATCGCTCCTTCGAGTGGAATGAAGACGGGATCAGGAACACCACTTGCTTCGTCGATCACAATTAGCATGTTCGGCGCGTGGAAGCCAGCAATCGTCTCTGCTTGGTCCTCTGCACTTGCTTTGACGTTCGCCGTTACTCCGCGAACCCACCACTCTTTCTGACACTCCTTCAGGTAGATTTTGTCTCGTTGAATGCAGAAGAAGTTGTGAAAGACGCTCTGGCGAAGCCACTTGGAAATTTCACTCCAGAGGATGTCTTGCAATTGCCGAGCAGTCGGTGCAGTACAGATGACTTTCGGGTAGGAGTTGGTCAGCTCGAACCAGAGAATGAGCCATGCAGCAGCAGCATCTTTTCCTGTTCCGTGACCACTACGAATACTGATGCGCTTTGCATGTGGGGCGGCTTGCAGGAGTTCGATTTGCTGTGAACTTGGCTTCGCTCCGATTCCTTCGAGAACGAAGTCCACTGGATTCTGTTTCCAGTGCAGGAGCCTCGCGACGATTGCAGCGTCAAACTTATTCAGGGCGCTCACAGTTGCGGAACCTCCCAGGTGCCGGAGGCACTCTCGTCGAGTTCAACAGCTGCATCTTGGTCTGCGCTGGCCCCGGCCCCGGCTACGCCAGAGGAAGGATCTTCCTCCTTCCCCTCGAACTTCTTCTCCATCGAGACGACCAGGTGCATGATGCCTGTCAACTCCGTCGGCCTTCCTTGCAGGAGCAGGTCCTTCTCCTTCAGGAGCTTGTAAGCGGTGACAAGGTCACGGAGATTCGCTCCTGCGACCTTGTCCGGGGTAATGCCGTTGAGGACTTCAAGTGCACATTTCCTGACGTGGATGCTCTCAAGCTCCGTGTAAGTGTCGAGGCTTGGTGCAAGTCCTCGAAGACTTTCCGTGACAGCTGCGATATCTTCCTGCGCGAGAGGTGCAGGAGCTTGCTCCGCGAAATCGTAGTCGATGTCAAGGTCTGTTTTCATACCTCCTTTTACCAAGAAACAAGAACAAAGTCAAGGAAAAAGTGCAGCTTCACGAAGGAAAGTGGCGCCCGCGCGGGGCGAAGCTTCGCTCCTGCAGTGCACTTGCACGAGCGTAGCAAAGTTGAAATTTTACGCTTGCGTTACGAGGGTGCATATCACCCCGACAGATAGGGTGCTTGGGTCATTGTAGGGGGCTTGGTCAAAAGTACTGCGGCGCAAGTACAGTTGGCACGCGCAAGTACAGTTGGCACTAAGTACAGTCTTCAGTGACCACTAAAGTTAGTGTCAACTAAAGTACAGTAGACTAACTAAAGTGAGTGCTACAGTGTAGTAACTAAGTAGAGTATGAACTAAGTACAGTCTTTAGTATGCACTAACGCCCGAGCTTCAGTAAGTGCTAAAAAAGTGGCCTTAGTTAGTGCTAAGTTATAGTAGGTGCTAAGGCTCGGGCAAATGCAGGCTTGCAACTGGTTGATATTGCAATGCAAGTGCACGATGAAAGAAAGTTGTTGACAATGAATGTTAGAGGGGTGTATTCAAGAGATGCAAGCTGATTCAGCTTGAGAAACCGATAACAACAAGAGAAGGAGAGAGACAATGACAGAACAGAAAAGACAACCTAAAAGAACCGTAACGGAAGAAGGAACAACGAAAAAGCAAAACCGCCTTGACTGGTCACTTGATACAGTCAATAACTACTACACGGTCAAGGTTTACTTTGCGGAAAGTGAGGTACAGTTCGACCTCGAAAAAGTTTTCCCTGGTTTTAGTGATTTGTCCATCGGTAGAAAAGAGTTGATTAAATGTGGACTGAGGGAAAAGGTCTCTCAGGTTCATAATCAATGCATTAGCAGCTACAGGAAAGTGCATGCCAAGGCGATCGAAGCAGGAACAGTCGAGCCACTGCCGGAACAGTCGGACATACTTGCAGCAGTCGAAAGCTGCTTAACAGCGTTTTATGCCGGACAATGGCCAACTGAGGTCAAAGTACCTGGTGAGAAGAGAGTTAAGGTTTCACGGTCTACTCTTGTTGCAGAGCTTGTTGCAAGTGGTATTCCGGCAGACAGGGCGAATGCTATTGCAGATAGTATCTTGAACAAGTAAACTAAAGAGGCGTCAAGTGTCGAGGCTTGACGCCTTCACTTTGAAAGGAGCAGAGACTATGGATATAAAGAGCAGACTCCAGGAAATTGAAAGACTTGAAAGCGAAGTAATGGAACTTTCCGACAAGAAAAGACAACTCAATCAGTTGCAGACAATCAAAGTCAATGTGAGAGTGCTTATCGACTTGTTGTATTGCCATATGGAGACGTATCAAATTACGGAACTCTTGGACAAACTCGGGGCTGTTCCACAAAGGAAGTCCACTCGGCGCGAGTTGTTACAGGAAAAACTTTACAGCGCAGGAATGGAAACAACTGCAATTGACGAATTGATGAATCTTGTTAGGTAGGTTGACGAAAACAGGTTTGTAAGGCGTTTTTTCAAGGCCTTTACTCGGCGACGGGTAAGGGCCTTTCCTTTTACCTGGTCGCCCTGTTTTCGTCAAATGCCAAAGGCTGACGCCTTTGAAACGATCTGCTTTCATCCCACTTTCCACTTCCAGCCTTCCAGCCCTTCATTGCTTTGTCCTGTGTTTCTGTGAACTCTGTTCAGGCGCTTGCCGTGAACATCTGAACAAATTTTCTTTTAAGTGCCCACTGAAGGCGTCAAATCAACTTCTCTGCCGTGTATCGTGTTACATGAACCGAGCACTCTGTAACATGCAACATGAATACTTTCCTAAAACAACCCATAGCGGTTTTCACCGTAAAGGCAAGAAGACCTTCCTGCGGAAGAAGTGCACTTGCCAAGGCAATACAGAGTGATAGATAATATAATAGTATATATAATATAAATATATAATAATATATGAATATAATTCAGTAAAGTGCTTTAGAGCTACTTTGCCTTGCCTTGGCAAGTGCACTAAGTTGTTGCAGGTGCACTAAGTTGTTGCAGGTGTAGTGTGTTGTCTGTTGGTGCAATTTGAGTGAATACCGGTATGGCGGTTTTTAGGAAAGTATTCATGTTGCATGTTGCATAGTTAAGTGGGCAGGGTTCACGATGCACGATAGAGAAGGCGCAGGCAAGCCTTCAGTGGTTACTTAAATAAAAATTTGTTCAGATGTTCACGCTAACGCCTCGAACACAAGGCAATAGACAGCCGGCAAAGGCCTTGACATTCAGCTCA